CTCGGAAACAAGTTCTTTGGTGATATTATATTTAGTTTGCAATTTTTTGTCCTTTACAAGACACAAAACCTCTGCCTCACCAGGATGGAAGGACTCAAGCATGTTAATGAACATCGTCTCTTTACGAAGTTTGTTCATTGCATCATTACCGCCCTTCACAAAGTTGTAGAATTTACTCCACTCTTTGCGGATGTTTGAAGATGGGTTCTTATCTGCATCTTCTTTGGCTTGAACAGGAACTTCTCCTTCAGGAAGAACAGACTGAACACTAGGATCAAAGTTCCAAATCAAAAGAGCTTTAATAAAGTTCTCGTTATACTGCTGGAGAATACCAATTTTCTTATCTTTCGTCCTTTCTGCAACAACTGCTGCAAAAATCTCATGAACATAAGATGTAGGAGTCAACTGAATCTTTTCTGCAGCTTTAGCAGCAGGTTTTGTAGCAGTTGTCTTCTTTGGAGTAGTAGTCTTCGCTCTACTCGTCGTCTTCTTCGTCGTAGTCGTCATAGCTATTTTCAAATCGTACTGCAATTACTTCATCTGGAATTAAGTTTCCATGATCGTCAAACATTTCTGGATGAGCGAATACTTGTTGCGGAGTGGAGAAAACCACATGTTCTTTCCATAACCAACCAACTATACCACCAACAATCAAGAACATGAAAGATACCATACAGAATATGGCAACTAAGGGTGCTGTCATGGCCCTACCTCCGAGAGATTTACTTCTTTTTTATATCAAACGAGAAGTTTAAGTAAACATGAATCTCTCTTCTAAGGAGAGAAACCATCTTACCAAAACTGAATTGAAACGTTTTTGGTGCTTCAGGTTCTTCCCTCCTATTTCTTAATAATAATTCCACACCTCTATTTATGTGTAGCTCATTAGGCTCACTCATACTTAAATTACTGCAAGTTCTTTTAAGTATGAAATAGTATCGTTACATCCACCCAAATGTTTATCGTCCATTACAACCTGAGGAAAAGTAGATCCTTTACCAAATTCTGAATAAAATTCTTCTTTGGTAAAATGTTCATCTAAAGTATAGACGACAAAATCTTTCCCACAAAGTTCAAGAACTTGTTTAATTTTATAGCAATATGGACATTCAGACTTGGAATAAACGGTAAATTTCATTTCATTTGGTGATGTTTTGTAATATTTAGAGATGTGATTTATAATGAATAATACACCAAAACTTTAGTTGTGTCAATATATACTACTCATTTAAAGGGTTTCCAGTACGCCAAGCTTTTGCGTCAGGGGCATCACACTTTGCGTCCCAAGATCGTACAAGCAACTCAGTGAACAACTCCATTTTTTCTGGATGAACAGAAGCTGGATTATCATTGATGGCTTCTTTGAGGGCAACAAGTTCTTTCCACTCTTCGTCCGTAAGGGGTTTGACACTGGATTGCGAGTAGGTCATTGAATCTCCGTTTGATTGTGTTCAAATTCTAACACACAATCTAATACTATCTAGTAGACTTAATTATTTCTTCGGGATTGCGTTACATAAAAGTAACAATTATTACTCTAAAAATTTGTCTAGTGCATCCAGATCAGATTTAAGTTCTTTTTCTTTTTTCTGGTCATGGTAATAAGTCCAAAGAGCATTGTGGACATCCATCAAATGATCTACCCAGAACCCCACTGGATAGATGCCTAGTGCATCCTGAAGACCACGATGACTAGTTCCCTCATGTTCTGCCTTGCACATGATATGACAGATCGCCTGAACCATATCAAGTTTGTCTTCTTCAGAAAGCATAAAATACTTTCCTATGGCTCGTTGTTTAGCTTCTTCATTTTTCTTCTGAAGTTCTTTACATGCATCAGAATCCCACCACTTTTGGAGAGCATTATTCAGTTGTGCATTTGACTCTTGTTCATTCATAGTGATACTGTTTCCACTCCTCAACATTGGTTCTTTCAAGATCAAAAAGCATTTTGTTAACGGGAGCCCGTGGTTTACGAGCCAATTTCATCCCAGTTTGTTCCAACATCATACTACCTTTTTTAGTATTGCAAGAACTACATGCAACGACTAAGTTTTCCCAAGTGTCTTCTCCACCTCTACACCTAGGGATGACATGATCAATAGTTAGTTTGGATTTTGCACCACAGTATTGGCAAGTATTATTATCCCGTTTGTAAATCATTGAACGAGACGGACTGATGTTCATAATTTTAGATAAAGGAAGTTTCACATAGTTTAGTAGTCTTATTACTCTACTTGAGAGTACTTGTGCTTTCTCTTTTAACAAGAGGACTAAAGCTCTCTTCCAGTTCGTGAAATTGATTGGTTCATAACTAGAATTTAAAACCAATATTGTCTGATAGGGTGTTATTGGTAACTCATGCATGACCGTTCTTATGAGCTATCACTATCTAGTCAAGATCCAAATGGGCCCCAACGACCCCTTTTAGAGTCATCATCACCATTCATCCTTTCCTCCAACTTATCAATCAGTTTATCTGCAGAGATGAGGTTATCAATCTCCATAATCATATCTGCGATATGTTTTCCAATGAAAGGTTTTTCTTGACGTGCAGCATATGCTAGAGCATTACGCAATGCAGCTTCTGCTTCTCTCAAACTGGTTTCAACTGATTCGGATAATGCCATTAGTATTTTACCGGAGGACTATTTTCACATTTTTCATAGAAAATCCCATTCTTGTAACAGGACATTCCAGGTTGATAATATTTTACCACAGATGGTGGATCTTGTCTAAAATTACAGAGTTCACCTTGTTTTGTCATGAAGTTATCAAAACAAAGACCAGCAACAAAGGGAGCAAGAAGTTGAATTGTATACATCAGCACTCATCCATTCGGAGAGGTCGTGCTACTTTACGCAACAGATAAGAACCATCACCTTGATCCACCCATTCAACCTCATCACCTTCTTTCAGGTCTGTTGCTTCTAGAAGATCATCAGGGAATGTTACACAGTAAATATTTTCGTCAGTGTCTTCATCTTTGACTTCTTCTACAGGGAGAATCCACTTCTTAGAAGGTTCGGAAGTACTATAACCATCGGCTTTAACAATGGTTTTTTCTAGAGATCCTACTTTACGTTTAGTTACGGTTTTGCCACCATCTGGAGATTCATAGATCCAACCATCTTCATACTTCAGACGAGTAGAGTCATTGCGGGACATCATATCAAGTTTTGCACGTTGATTATAATACTCGGCCTCACGCAGATTATATTCACGACATTTATCCTTCTCTTGGTCTGATGCTGCTTTATCGCACATCGCATTCAGTTCTTCTTCGGTATATTGTTTGTGTTCTTCTGGATAATAATTCTCTTCCCAAAAGTCATTCCAAGACTTCTGACATTCAGGAGATTTATCATCTTTATCACAACTCAGAGGTTTTTGGGCATTCGCAATCAGATACTCCAAATCACTATGTCCCCAAGGACGCATACCATCATCCTTTCCTTCATAGTATTCTCTTTCTGCAACTGCTGTTTCAAAGAGTTCTTTTTCTACTGATTTTTGAGCAACTACCGTTTCTTTCCAAGCTTTCTTGAACTTTACATCAAACTCTTCAAGGTAGTAACCAAGAAACTCATAAGCAGCATTAGCCATGGCTTCTGCTCTATCATAATCGCTATTTTGAATTGACTCTGATACAACATCAATCATTTCACGAGCAGAACAAATCTTAGATGTTACCATCTCAAGATCATTCATCACTTCCCAAACTTTGTTGTAACTCATCTGCAACTTCCTCTAAGTTAAGTTTCAATTCAACTGTTTCCTCTATGATAGTCTTAATCTGTTCATCTGTCAACTTATTCAACCATTGCCATCTTTCATCATTAGGATCCCATTCAAATGCAAATGATCCATCAGAATTTTCAATAATGTTTAAACCAGATTCGTGAAATTGTTTTTCCATTTAATTACTTTTTAAAAACTGACATTGAAGGTAAATATGGGTAATCCCTGTGGCTCCATTTTTTACCGGGAATTTTTTTCCGCTCATTTAGTAATTCTATTCCAATTTTCGCCACTTCGGGAGTCATATAATAATGATAACCCATAGTAGTTATATCTTGTTCAGCCCATGGACGATTAAAGTCTCTACCATCATAGGACATTTTCTTTAACGCATCATAGTCATCTTTATTTTGTAAGAGAATCATACCACCTTTACCAAGATTTAAATGTTTACGAAATTGAAAACTTAAACACATAAATGTTCCAGGAATATATGCATTTTCTTCCCAAAGAACAGCAGCATCAATAATATTAGTATTACCCAAATGATAATAGTCCGACCATTCTTCTTCTTTCCAACTCCAATTTAATCCAAGTTTAATGCACGTCATGGGGACGGAAACATAAGTCCTGGTTGGAATTATAATATTGTCATATCCAGTATATCTTAAACAGAGTTCTAGTGCATGTGTACAACAATCTGTAGAAACTGCATAAGGAGCTCCGAAAAACTCTGCAATTTGTGATTCGAATTCTTCTATCATAATACAAAATTTCTATTAATATTATTTGAACCTATTTTATTTGATAATTGATTTAGATTTAAATAAAAATCGGCACTAGAGTGGTAAAGATGAAATTGTTCTAAACCAGCATAATCTTTACACTTTTTCCACCATAAAGAATAAAGTTTTTTATTATTTTTGAGATCTTCTTTAGTAAAATATTTGTCTTTTGTAAGTTCTGGATGTCTTGGAAACATTGGTATAGCATAACTTTTCCCACATTGATTCATAAAATAATGTAAGGGTATTAAACCATTTTCATTTTTCCAAAATCTATTGGATATTTTTTGAAAAAAATTATACTTCTCCGAGACGTAATGAAATTTTACTAGTTTTTCTGCATATTTTCTATTTAAGAGTGTCATTCCAGTTCCATGCGAATCTCTCATTGGATGCAAAAAACATGGTAAAATATTCAATTTATCTTCAAATCCAAGCAGGATAGAATCGAAATCATGAGGAATATTTTTCATAAAATAATCCCAGTTCCATTCATCATAGAAATATTCAACGTAACTATAATCAATATGATCAGGCATAATGATCATATATTTTTCCGTTGTATTTTCTAACCATCTCTTAATTGTATCAATATACAAAATTGATTGGCTAATCTCTGATTGAAGTTCAAAAGTTACTTTATGATCATTATACACCAAATGACGCCATCTTGCAAAATCTTCAGACCTGAATTGTAAATTTGATACTCTTGTAAAATTTGATATTCCAATATTAATTAAATTTTGTTCAGTGTATTCTCTTAAATCCGTTCTCTCTTCTAAATTTATATAATAAATGTGAGGTATATTTTCAAATCTATCCATTACTGCTATTACGGTTCTTATACCAAGGCATATTCATATTTAGTATCATTTTCGGATCATTGGGTTTACCATAAGTGAAAAAATCATCAAGAGTAAATTCATCTTTCATTTTAGTCCACCAAAGTATGTGCGCTTTATTTGATGTGATGTGATGTGGTTTTGGGGGATCATCTAACCAAGGATTTGATGTAAATACTGGCAATTGATACACCTTTCCATTATGTCCCATAAACTCATCTACATCGAGAACCGTTATTCTAACGTCACTATCAGCATTGGATTTATTTGGCAAAAAAGTATATATTCTCTCGGGTTCTATATAATTTGATTTATTGACTCTATTCACTTTTTTGATGAAATTGTATTTGTTATCTTTATAATACAAAGATAACAATTTTTCACCATATGATCTCCTGATCAAAAGTGGACCATTCCAAGTAATTAATTTCTTTGGATGCAAAAAACAATATATCCTTATATCTGAATTATACATCAATTGTATAGCATCCCAATCATAAGGAAGATTATCCATTAAATATTGCCAATCAAAATGCCAGTACTCAACCAAACTTATGTCAGTATCATCTTCCATTATGATCATATATTCTTCTGAAGTTTCTTCAAGCCATTTTCTTATGGTTTCTAAGTGAGACAATGATACGCATACAGATCTTCTTCTATCGGCAGGAATAATGTATGAAAAATGAACAAGATCTTTCCACGTTTTAATGTCATCCTTTAAAAATTCAGAAGCATTTACCCTAGAAAATTTTTCAATACCCCATTGATTAAATTGATTTTCCATGAACTCTCTTCGATCTTTGCGATCTTCCAAGTTAATGTAGTAAATATGAGGTATTCCTTCTAATTTTTTGTGTAAAGTCATTGTTCAATAACTAACTTTTAAATTAAGTTCGATTCTTTTATCAGAATTTCTACTAAAAATATCTTCAAGAGTATATTTATTTTCAATAAACTTTTTCCACCACTCTAATGTTACTAGATCGGATTTTTTAGCCATAAAATTGTTAGAATTTTTATAACTATCACTGAGAAAATCAGAGTTTGTGATAAAGAGGGGAAAAGTGTAAGTAACTCCTATTTTGTAGGGTACAAAATCTGCAGATTGATAATGATACTTTAACCAAGATGAGTTATATCCATAGTTATCATAGAATTGAAACTTATCTTCGATATAATGCATCTGTTTAAGTTTTGAAGCAAAATTTCTATTAATTAGATAACAAGCTGCAGAATGATTATTATTGGATCTATCACTGAGTCCCATGGGAACAAAATATTCACCAATTACATGCAATTGAACACAGTCCCAATTGCAAGGTAACTTAGAAAAAAAATATTCCCAAGTGAAAGGCCAATATTTTGCGGTTAAAAAATTTACATCGTCTTCTGCAATAATACAATAATCCGATGTATTTGAATCATACCAATCAATAATAACTTGAAATTGATTCAGAAGTGTTGATAATCTTGCAATTTCATTTGATGGTTCGCACAAAATTTTAGTCTTCCACAAGTCAAAAGTATTAATTGAAAATCTATTAGCGGAAGTTCTAGTAAAATTTTTTATTCCTAATATTTGAAATTGTTTTTCAATATATTCTCTTTTATCTTGTCTTTCATCTAAATTTAAATAAAATATATGAGGTATTTTTTTAAATTTAAACCTCAAATTATTAACAACATCTGTAGATTTTTTAGAGGAATAACTATTCTCCTGAGTGTGAGTGTCCATACTCTTTCCTCGTATCATAAGTATTATATTGTATTGGGATTATCATTTCTCTTCTACGAACAGTATTTGTAGAAAATAAATCCTGCAAAGAAAATCTATCAGAATCTTCTTTCCACCATTTAGCAATAGTAAAATCGGATTTTTTAGCCATCATATTAATTTTTCCATCATAACAATCACTACCAAAATTTGAATTGGTTATGAAAAGTGGAAAAGTATAAGTAATTCCTATTTCAAAGGGAACAAAATCGGGAGATTGATAATGATATTCTGGCCAAAATTTACTATATCCATAGTTGTTATAAAAAGTAAATTTATTATCAATGTAGTGCATATTGATTAATTTTTCTACGTATCTTCTATTAATCAAATATGCTGTGGCTCCATGATTATTTCTAGATCTTACAGTAAGTCCCATAGGAATCCATTTACCTCCAATAACCTGCAATTGAACACAATCCCAATTACAAGGTAAATTTGATATGAAGTATTTCCAATCAAAAGGCCAAAACTTTACTGTATCTAAATTTAAATCATCTTCTGCGATTATACATGTTTCCGAAATATTATCATTATACCAATCTATTATACTTTGAAATTGGTTAACTAAAATTGAAACATAACAAATATTATCTTTTCTAACATACTTACCGTATTCTGCAACTGTTAATTTTGATTTCCATTCATCAAAATTATGTGGTCCATACCTATCTGCGGAAATACGAACATAATCTATAATTCCATACTTCTCAAAGTGTTCTTCCATATATATTTTTCTATCTTCTCTCTTGTCGAGATTTAAATATCTAATATGGGGAAGGCCTTCCAATTTAGAATGGATTTTAGTTTCATTCATAACGATTGTCTTTCAATGAACTCAATTTATTTAGTAAATCATTGTTATCTTGAATACTAGTTACAATGAATTCAAAATGATCGATATTATTTTTAGTAATAAAAAAATCATTAGGTTTTCCATACATAAAAAAATCTTCCAGAGAATACCTATCCCTTAAAGTTTTCCACCACAATTTTACAGCTCTATCCGTAAAATGTAAAGCAGGAAAATCTTCATTTCTTACTATTTTATGAGAATAACTACCTATAGTTGTATTTTGGGTTATTAATGGCAAACAATATGTTTTTCCACAATGCCCCATAATATAATCAAATGACATATTTGGATGTCTCCATTTATTATTTTGTAATGAAGAGTGTTCACCAAGTTTACACCTTTTATAATTTCCTATTCTTTTTCTTAAATCAAACTTACCATCGGTGGTTGTCACTCTTACTATTTTTTCGACATATTTTCTATTCAATAAAGCACCACCCATAGCATGATCTGGCAAAATTGGATGTAAAAAACAGGGTATTAGTTCATTATTTTCAAATGATATTAGTATACAATCCCAATCAAAGGGGATTGTATTCATGAGATGTTCCCAATCAAAGTGCCAATAATCAATGTAACTCAGATCATAATCATCTTCCATCAAAAGAATTTGATCCTCATCAGTAGTTTCTAACCAAGTTTTTAAGAAGTCTAAGTAAGAAAAAGTTCCCGCACACTCTATAATGTGTAAATTTGGTCTTGGTGAACTATAAACATCATTCAATATCAATTGATTCTTCCATTCATCAAAATTTTCATATCTATATTTTGATGTGGAATGTCTTGTATAATTTTTTATTTTATATTTTTCATATTGAGTTTCGGTATATTCTCTTCTATCTGGCCTTTCATCAAGATTGAGGTAATATATTTTTGGAAGTCCTTTTAGTTTATTATTTAAATTCATAAATTTACAGACCAGAAAATTTAGAATCGACCCTAAGAATTAAATCATTCGATTTTCCATAACTAAAAAATTCTTCTAAAGTATAATTGTCTCTAAGTATTTTCCACCATTTATGATAGAGTTCTTTTATATGAGAATAAAATTCGGGAAAATCCACCCTCATAAAATTACTATCATAAGACCCAAGATTCGGGTTTAGATATATCAAAGGGATAGAATATCCTTTTCCATTTTTTGAAAAAACATAATCTGGAACTAATCCAAGAGTACCAGATTGTTTTGTCCATTTATTAGAAGATACCATTTGATGAAAATTTACTTTTCCTTCATTAGTGTAGTGAATTCTGATTAATTTTTCAGCATACCCTCTATTAATTAATAGAGGACCAGTCCAACTTCTATCCATCGTAGGATGTAAAAAACAAGGAATTCCAGTTCCATTTGTAACCTCAAATTGAATAACATCCCAGTCATATGGTATGTGATTCATGAGATATTCCCAATCAAAGTGCATGTATTCTATCATGCTCAAATCATGGTCATCTTCCATAAGAATAATATATTTCTCATTGGTAGTCTCAAGCCAATTTTTAATGGTTTCTAATTGATTTAAAATATGAGCAGTCTCAATTACATATTTTTGATACTTTAATTCTCCATAATCATAAGGAAAAGTATCTTCAAAAAAGTTCCAGTCGGGATTTAAAATTACTAAATGTTTCCAATCATCATAATTTCCAGGAGTATATTTAGAACTAGAAACTCTTTTATGGCCAATTTTCCAAAAATCAAACTGAGATTCCATGTATATTTGTTTATCCTGTCTGGAATCTAAATTAAAATAGTATACTTTTGGTATACCTTTTAATTTATCGATCATTTTCATTTAATTATATGTACCAAGTTATAACAGAATATCTAGTACCTTCCGTAACTGGCATTATTTCGTGAGGATACATAAAATTTGATGGGAATACAATTACAGATCCCTGACCGGCTTTAATTACAAGTTCTCTATCAAAGAAAGCAAATTCTCCGCCGGAGTAATTATCATTGATACACACTGAACAAGAAATACTTCTCTGTTGTTGCAAAAATGAGTCCGTATGTTGTGTGTAAAATTGGCCACTTTCGTAACGAAGAAGATCATATCCAGTGTCAATACTGGGACAAAAGTCTGGAAATTCTTCGGAATACCTTTTAACAACTTCTAAAAGTTGTTGATGTAGTTCAACATCGATGAATTTCCTTATTTCAAAATTTTTATCTATAACCTGAGGATCGGAAATTTGCACAACACTACAATTTCTTATATTTGAATTTACTATTCCTTCCCCAACCATAGTAGCATTCCAGTGGTCTCCACTAGTATATTCGTTTAGAATTTTATTACATAGTTCTGTAGTAACAATATTATCGTAAACCTTAATAAAATCTTCTAATTTTCTAGTAGACTTATATGTTACTATAGAAGGAGACTCTTTTGTTTCAATAATTTCTTGAGTTTTTGATTCTGATTTTTCAAATACTTCTTCTTTATCTGGGGTTCCAATCTTACCTTTTTCTCTATTATCAAAATAAGCATAAGAACATTCACCACGACTTCTTACATAGTGCAAAAAAACCTGGGAATAATAACTACCTTGATATTCATCTCTCCAATGAGGTGCAATGCGGCCGAGATAAAGCATTGCATCTCCAGGATTTAGACTTACAAATTTTTTCTGTTGTTGTGGAGTCTCAATCCAAATTGGCCAAGGGTGATCACCATCAAGGTGCAAAGTGAGAGAAATTTCACAAGCATCTCGATCAGTATGTTTTTCTAAAACAGATCCTTCCTTATACACCCTTGCATAAGAGTATGTTGGTAGTACTGTTTCTTCCAACAAAGTGGAAACCTCTGGAGTTTTTTCACATAATAATTCTAAAAAAGATATATGATTATAAATTGCGTGAGAGTTTGGGGCTTGATTGTCACCAGGAAACTCATTATTTTCACAATGGGTTTTGAATTCTTCTGATAAAACTTTTGCTCTATCAGAAGAAATAAAATTCGGAATTACCAAGTAGTTGTTTTCAATTAATTTAGAATTCATGAGTAAATTATATAAATCTAGTTTTATTTAAAATCAAAGGTCGGCAAGAAGTTTCTCAAGATCGTCTTCAAGTTTTAAAGCAATAGCATCTTCATCAGTTTCAGAGTCGGAAAGAAGAGTTTGCATATCAAGTTCAAGATAAGCTTCTCTGATCTTTGCTTCTTCTTCTTCTCTTATTCTTTGAAGTTCTGCTTCTGCTGCTGCAATTGCTTCTTCTTCTGCGATTCTAGCGGCTTCCTTAGAATTTTCCCAAAGAGAAATAGCCTCTTCAAACACACCCAGTTTTTTAATAATTAAATTAGGTACTGGTTTTTTAAACTCTACTTCACCATAAGGCGATTCTTCGCCAAATCCATATTCTCCATCTTCATCGGGATCTCCATACCACTGAAGAGCATGAAATTTTCCCCATGTTTTTTGATCATAGCCTTCTACCCAACTAAGATCATCGAAAATACTTAGATCAGCATGGTAACCAACACCATCTTTAATGATCATATTATCAGATCTGACTATCGTTAGTCTCATTGGTTTCTTCTCCTTGTAAAATATTTTGAGATGTTAGTGGAGTAACGTTTACTGGCAAAACATTTTGTTGCATAAGCCCCTGAATATATAGGTCTCGATTTTGTTCATTGGCTTTTACAACTTCATTTCTAAATGATTCCACAGCAGCACTGGTATGTCTTTGTTGTTGAGAATTTTCAATCGTCATAATAGGCATCCAAGTTACTGCACAACCCCACTCATCAATATCTTCACCAGTATTTGGATTCATTCCACGAACTCTCATGAACCAAGAACATTTCAATCCAATACAATCTTTTCGAATAAGAGGGCAAAATTTACCTTGTTCTAATTTCATAACTCAAAAGATAATTACTAAAATAATAACATGAATTAACTAAAAGTGCAATATATCACACTAACGTATTGTACACTAAAATCAACACTAGTATTGATTGGTCCACTAGCAGAACTTAAAGCAATTGGATGAGCATGAGCACCACTATTTCCAAAGTTTCCCGTATTTCCAGAGTTTGCAACTCTTGCAGGTCCTCCACCAGCAGCTTGAACGTTTCCGCCAGCGTTAGCGGGGTGGGCGTGTTGAGGGACAGTATTAACATCTAATGTTGTATTTCCACTCGATAGACCATTGATAGTAACTGGTACTGTTCCAGTAACTGGTCTAGAAGCCATTGTAGTGGTAAAATCATTGGTGCCTCCTGAATTTGCTGCAGCACCACTAACAACTCTTAGGGCTTTGTTATTATGAACAGTAGCGGCAGCTACCCAACCAGTAGGAGCAGCTGCTTGGTAAAAAACAGCGTTAGATAATTGTGGAAATATTCCGTACTTAGAATTGAGAACAGTAAGATCACTAAATTGTATTCCAGTTGTAGTTAATACTGCAGCCATATTTTTTCTCTACTTTTTTTTATTTAGTCAAATCTACAAATGTTGCAATCTACATATTGTATTGCCATATTTACAGGTGATGATCCTGGACCTGAAGCAGCAGTAAAAGCAACGGGGTGATTGTGACCACCACTATTTCCAAAGTTTCCAGTGGTTGTTGAAGGAGCAGTTCCACTCGATGTTCCCTGTGATGGGTTTGGACCATTTCTAGCTTCAGCACCACCAGCATTCAAACCATGGGAGTGTAGAACCATAGTATTTATATCTATAGTGGTGCTATTTACTGCAAGTCCACTAATTGTAACTGGTACTGTTGCACTAAAAGTTTGTGCAGCAAAAGTACCACTAAAAGTGTTTGTTCCTGCGACAGTACCACCATTTCCACCAGCATTTACAACTCTAAGAGCTCGATCATTTATAGCTAATGTAGTCCAACCACTAGGAGCTGCTGATTGAATAAAGAGCATGGGAGTATTTGTTTGTGGAATAATCCCATACTTACTATTTAATACATTACCGACAGCAAATTGTATCCCATCAGCAGTTAGTATCGCCATTTCAAATATCTCCTAGTTATTTTTTTATTTATTATCCATTAAATGAACATATAATAACATCGGCATACTGAACTCGCATATCGATAGATGCACTAAAAGGTCCGTTGGCCGAGGTAATTGTTACTGGATGAGTGTGAGCACCACCATTTCCATAGTTGCCAGTAGTGGATCCAGGATTAACTACCGTGGCACCACCACCACCAGAAGCAGAAGAATTTCCTCCATTATTCGCTGGATGCCCATGAGAGGGAATGGTATTCACACTAAGAGTAACAGGTCCTAGAGAAAAACTCATCGATACTGGGACGTTTACACTAACGGATCTATTAGTTAAAGCTGCACTAAAGGCATTTGTACCACCTGCGGTCCCTCCAGCTGCACTAGGAACACTAACTATTCTTAACATTTTATCATTTTGAGCAACTGCTGTCCATCCTGTTGGAGCAGCTTGTCTATAAAAAAGTGTATTAGTTCCAGATGGAAAAGAAAAACTAGCTCTACCTGTGGCACTAGTTCCATTACTAAAATTAATTCCTGTTGCTGTAAGTACCGCCATTTATATAATCAGAATTTCTCTTTCCTTTTATTTATATGTTTATACAAATCCCGAGTGATATAACCATCCAGTACAAAGATACTTAACTACTCCTTTAGGAGGCATAATTCCCCTATGAATATAATTCCATGTTGCTGGAAAAAATATTATTTTACCTTCTTCTGGTTTCACTTTTGTTCCATCAACAAACTCGGTTTCCCCACCAGGGCCTTCAACAGTATTTAAATACCAAATAAAAGTAAGCATTCTGACACCATCCGAAACATTCCAATGAGAATCATGATGCCAACTATAAAACCCCTCTCCACCTATCGTTCTTTGAATTTGATAACCAGTGTCATTCAAATCCATATCCATGGGATTAATTGGAAAATTGTTTTTTAAGTATAATCTATATTCTTTTAAAGAATCAACTAAAGATTCATAAAAAACTTTATCTTCTTCTTTCCACCCATTGATATATGTAATAGAAATATCGGTAGATATTTTTGTATTAACGTCTACCCCGCCCAAAGTTTTGCCGGAAGTTTTCCTTAAGTCTCTTTCAAATTTATAAATTACATTCTTACAGAATTCACTATCAAGTGCATTCTGTTTTTCCCATATAAACTTATTCATTATTTTTTTGGACTTGGTTTTGATTTATCACAAACATTACAATAGTATGAAAACCCCTCTCTGAAGTACTTCACAGGTTGGAAGTTATCTTCATTAAGTGGTTTAGTCTCTCCGCACTTATCACAGATTCGGTTCTTTTCTTGACTGTTTTCTGACTTTTTTGAGTTCTTTGAGTTCCATTTTAATATTCTTGTAAGCAGTCTCAGCATCAATCTTTCCTCCCATTTCTAGGGCGCAAATAATATCAACTCTGGTTCCAAAGTGTGACAGGGCTTTTTCAAAGCAATCTAATTCTTCATACATCGTATTGAATTCCACAACGCTCGGCAATAATATCTATGCGAGCATCAAGAGAGTTCTCAAGTTCATAGAGAGCATTAGTCATCCCAATGTTTTCTTCTTCTAAGACTTTTACACGGTCTTCAAGTTCCTGAAGTCTCTGAAAGACTACATCACCAGGCGTAGGTTCTGCGAACCCCCACTTCTGAAAAAACCAATAAGGATCTTGTTTAGTCATAATACATTCACGGACTTCAAATAGTTTCTATAAGCCATGAACCTGCGAAGTGAAGGTTGTCCTGGTATTGGGCCTAGACTTTCGCAGATCTCACAGTAACATAACCAATCATACCAAGGTGTTGTCGGATCCAGTGCTGGATGCGGACTTGTTTGTGTGTAGTTCTTTAAGGAGTTTAGCCAGTTCTGGAGTTTCATCCCATTCCCATACTTGATTGTGCGTTGGATCTTTCTTTTCAATCGTATAAGTTCTCTTCGTCATTTGTAATTTCTCCTTCGGTAATTTTGAGATGTTTTTCTATAATTTTTTTTCTTATGAGAAGATAATAAATTTTATAAGCGGGAAAATTATTATCGGGATCTAAAGAAATTGTTACTGCATGTTTCCACAATTTTTTAAGTTGTTCATCCAAAATAACTATTGATTTTTCGTTTGTTGTTTCCTCTTTCATAATAACAAAAATATTAATATTATTTTATTATATAGAGAATATTATGTCAAGGACTTTTTTATTGAGATATAAAATAAACTACACCAGAAGAAAATTCCTTATATTCATTAGAAACTGGCAAAAGAGGAAATCTTTTAGCGGATAAAATATATTCCGAAATACGTTTTTTATAACTATCATTAAAAATATAATTATTTTTTATTTCTGAATGATATTCATCAATATAAGAATCATCGGAAAGTTTTCTTTCACAAATAACTTGAAGTGCTTCTTGATCGGAAGATGCTATTACATACATTGTTCCAATTTTTTCCGGAACCCAATAGTCAATTATGTATAAAAATTTCATTTTCTTCGTCAAATTTCGGGGAGTGGTGATCCATCTTTAATCTCAATATAGATTGCAGGAGGAGAATCGTTCCAGTGACGAATCACCCCAGCCACAATAAAACCATTAGTGACCAGGTAAGAAACAAAAATAAAGGTGCGTATCCAAGCAATAGTATCAGATTCTCGGTCGCATTTAGATGCCTTTTCTCCAAGTGCTTTAGCCCACCAACGCCAGATTGTCTTCCTCTTCTTCGTGGACTGATTCTCTAAATTTGACATATTCCAGATCTTTCCATTGTTTGTGATAACATAAAACTAACAATCTTTCGTTGCGGTGTAAACAACAGGCCTCATAATTAACACAATCTTTAGGACGAACATTAACTTCTATTGTAATGTAGTCATCACATTTAAAATAAACCCAACCTTCAACTCCTTTTGTCCACCTAACATAATCGTTGACTTTGGGTTCATACATTAGAGTTTTCCTCCTACCGTACCTTCATGAACTGCTTCGGGTTCAGGCCAACCTTCCTGCCGTCCTTTAAGATAAAAACGGGTGCCTGATATACATGAGTCTTCAGTGAGAGCCGAGACCAATCCATTTCCTTCTTTGTCATAACTATCCCAGAGAAATTTTCCTTGTTCAACACGGAACGCATCATCAATCCATTGAATTTCTTGCATTTATATCTTTTTAAAGTTGACTCGGACATTTACTTACCACCATAGCAATGGCAGCAGCTTCAATAGCAGGAGAAGTGGAGATTACTCTCCTCACATTTGACCCGCCATATTTATCGTTAGCCTTACTATAGGCAACTAGAACTGATCGCAGAGTGTCCATACCTTTATTACGATTCGTACAAAAGTCTACTGCGACAGTATTCAATAATGTCAGTAAAGTTAGTTCAGCCATCACCTTTAATACTTAATGTGTAATCTTTCTTTTTAAGTTTATGTTGTTTGATGAACCTATCCACATGTTCACTGCATTCAAACCAACAAATTCGTTTATCTTTTTTATCGGTCAAATCAATTCTATACGGAAAGGTTTCGTAAGGAAATTTTTCGTCGGTCATTAAGTGGGTTGTTCTCGGTTCTGATCGTAACAGAGATCAAAGATTTCGTCAAGTACAGCACTACACTCCCAGTATTCTGTAGTGTTGCCTAGACATTTCTCAAGTTGATAACGACGAACGGCAGTCTGAATAAGACGCCACTGATCTGCTCTTAGTTCCATTTTAGTTTAACTCCATTGTAATTTCAGAGTCTCCTTCTCCATATGTACCGATAGGATGTACATTGAAGGCCACAGAGTATCTATCATATTCACTCGTATTTGTTTTTACAGAGTGTTCTAAGTAACTTGGAAAAATAATTAAATCTCCCTTTTGGGGGGTAAAATTCCAAGTCTTAGAATTAAATACATTCCATTCTGAGGGAAAGTCTATTTGAAAATGGTGAGGAAAGGGGTCGTGAAAGACTATTCCTCCATCAACATCATGTGGATAATAAACGCCACTCAACCAACTATTTGTATGGCTATGTCTATAACTCCTTTCCTTTGGGGGAGTTAAAGTGCCCCATGATTTAAAAATTTTATATCCTACATTAGGAAAACATAAGATTGATCTTATATAATAATTTAAAGAATCTTCAATACCACATCTAAGAGATTCAAAGTCATTAAGAATATTCAAACTTTTACTTATTAAAGATTGATAACCACTATCGTTTAGTGAGTGTTCGGTTTTGTTAAACTCAACTTTTTTTATTTGACTCAAAATTAAATCATGGTCCAACTTCAAATTGCACGTTAAAAAACCTTTTGCAAAAATTGGATGTACTCTAAACTCCATCATTCTCCAAGAGTGTGGATAACTGGTTTTTCATGTGCGAGAATATTATAAAGATTTTCGTTTTGTGCTGCAGATACTGGAATAAATTCCGTATTAACATCAAACTGATCATCACGGATAGCTTGATTGATGACAATAGAACCTTCTTCTCCTGAATAAGAACGATGAAAGGTCATCTTAGGAATCACCAGAGCACCAGAAGAACGATTAAGATGAACAATGTGATATGGATACCTCCACTCTGGATTCACCAGTTCAAATGTACGAAGACCAGACAGAACACGATTGTGATCTACCTGGTGATAGTGAATATAAAATTGTTTTGCACCTACAATATCATCTGGTGGGGAGATTGCAGGGCCTGAGTGACATACAAGATCTTGGGCATTAGATCCGTCTACAGAGATATCGTAAAAAACAACTGCATCAGTTTCACGGAAGACTCTGTGTTTTTTAAAAGTTACTTCGCTCATCAGTCGTAAATGTTTTGCTCCTGTTGTAATCTATCTAGGTGATGATAAATGTCCTCAGTAGAATATTGAAACTCATCAAATCGCATTGGATTCACTTTCTGCATCCTAGAAAGCATATTGATCCAGTCGTAGTGTTTATCTACAACCCAACCATATCGGCGTTCATCATGAAATAAATCGTGAATGGAAATCATTATTCAAACTCTCTAGTCTTATTAGTCTTTGAAAGTGGAGGTGCATATGGAGGAATAACTTCACAAGTTACACGAATATCAGCACCATTGGTTGCTTCTGCCATCTTACGGTAACCAAGACCAACATAAATCTGACCACCGACTACAGCAACTGCCATGGCTCCCCAGAAAATATAGTACCACTTAGATTTTACTTGATGTTTTTTGAGGGAATCAAGTTCTTCATGAATATCTTGGTGGTGAAATCTGAGAGGTTTTTGTATAAGTGATCTCAACTTTTTGTTTTTCATTTGAATACAGCGGTAACTCCGATTACTTTGGCATTAGGATTGCGAGCAAGAGCGACTTCTCTTGCTTCTTGATAGTCGCGGGCTTGTACTTCTTCTTTGAAGACTTTACCTGCAACATAAAGGGTAACTTCACATTTCATTTATCATGTACCAATTTCAAAAAAAGTAAAGGCGATACTATACCTGAAAGACATGCATAATCTATTAGGAGCATTTCCCTTGTGTTCCATATCTGCTTTGAATAGTATACCACTATTTGGGAGAGGAACAAAGCCCATATAATCATTTTCAGACATTTGGATAGAAAATTCTCCTCCCCACTCAGAATTCCATTCTGAATTCATGAACACTAAGAATGTCCAATCACTCCCACACCCATCTACATGGTAAGTTGATTCTTGACCAAAAGACTGTATATTGGTATTGATTCTCCCAAGATAATACTTATTGTGTAAACAGTGTTCCGTTATTAACTTTAGGTAAGTTCCCACTTCAATAAGAGGTAAAGACCAACCCAATGTATCTCCACTAACTTTAGCTAATCCCAATCTATGTGGATGTTGGTGTAGATTTTGTTCTGGGATTATTTTGGACTCCAACTTATAATTCCAGTTATTATAATTGGGATTAAATTCATCTTGAGCTCTATAAAAAAGATCAAGAGGAAGAATATTATCAAATTTATAGACAAAATCTGATATTTTTTTGTTAGAGTATCTCATCAATTAGCTAAATATTTTTTTTTCTCGGTATCAAAAATTGTCCATTTAGCTATGTTAAGACACATTAGTACAGTTTCGTGTTCTCTATTATATAACTCCCAATCACCTCTACACATAGCAAAATATCTACGTTGATAAGCACACTGCCAGACATACTTGTAGATTTTATCTTTTTCAGAAATCTCCATTTCCCAGTCCTTCAAAGCACACACTATTGAACTTTCCTTCAACACCACGAAGAATAAGTTTGGTATGGGAAGATTTGATGATAGTCTCAAGAACGAAGTAAATTCCTCCAGGTACTAAAAGATGTTCTGGATCGGTATTATTACCCCAAGCAACCTGTTCTTTAGAGCATCCGGTAAATTTTACAAAATCTCCTTCTTTAATCTCACCATAAGAGAATTTTGGAATCTTGAGATCTTTTTTCATTTCTTAACCTCTTTTGGTTGCACTTTCTGTTTGGTGGGATCTGCGTAAGGGACCTTGCCCTCTCGTTCATACATCAGTATATCATACTTGAACTTACATTCATGGGGTCGTTGGTTGCAAAGAATGAGTGTATCATTGATCGCTCGGTAAGAACCAGAATTAGAACCAACAGCACCTCCAATCAAAATAGAGAGTCCGAAGATGGTGATGTACCTAAGATTAACAAAACGATCCATAAACTCCAGATGAATTATATCCATACTATAAAACCCCTGACCACAAAAGTCAAGGGTTTTCGGACAGTTAATCAGGTGTCCTTTAGAAATTTTTCAAGTGAATCCAAATCATCTTGAAGTTCTTTTTCCTTTTTCTGATCATGATAATAAGTCCAAAGAGCATTATGAACATCCATCAAATGATCCACCCAGAACCCTACA